ATGGAATATCCAACATTAAGGTTTGTGTTCGATCGAAAGAAGGTCGCAACCAAGGAGAAAAAAGGTCTTGTGCAGATCGAGGTATGCTCTGAGAGAAAGAGAAAATGGATTGGTACGGGTGTAAAGGTATACGCCGATCAATGGGATGACAAAAGAAAGGTCACGGCTCGACCCGACTCGTTGGACTTGAATATGAAGCTGGACTTGATGATGTCTAATATCCTAGAGTACGTGAACTCATTGATACGTCGAAAGGTCCCGTTCGATTTCGAGTCATTGGACGTTTTCTTGAAAAATAGCTCGGAATCGGATTCTTTCATTGATTTTATAGTTAGGAGGACTGATGAGAGGAAAGACCGTGCGGAAGGAACCATAAAGCATTATAGGACATTGGTTAAGGTTTTGGAGGATTTTGGGAGGATCAATTATTTTCATGATTTGACCCGTTCCAATATAACTATGTTTGATGATTACTTGAGAAGCAAAGGTATTAAGGATACTACCGTGTATGGTTACCATAAGAATATGAAGGCTTATATAAACGAGGCCATAAGATTCGGTATAATCTCGGAGAATCCTTATGTGGGGCTTAAGATCAACAGGGGGAAGTCGGATAAACGGAAATATCTCACGTATGAGGAGATGAGAAGGATGGAAAGATGTCGTATCACCGATCCTAGCGTAAACAGGGTGAGGGATCTTTTCTTGTTCCAGTGCTATACCGGGTTGGCCTATTCGGATTTGTATAAGTTTGACTTCGCAAGCGATGTAGAGCGGAGGGGGAATAAGTTTATTATAGCGGATAGGCGTGTAAAGACCAACGAGGATTATTTCATAGTCTTGCTGTCTCCCGCCATGGATATACTAAAAAAATATGATTTTGATCTTCCGGTAATAAGTAATCAGAAATATAACGACTATTTAAAAGTCGCAGCGAGTTTCGCCAAGATTGACAAGAATCTGACTACGCATTGTGCAAGACATACGTTTGCGGTTTTCGCGTTAAATAATGGTGTTCCGATGGAGGTGGTGTCCAAGATGCTTGGACATACAAATATAAAAACAACACAAATTTACGCAAAGGTGCTCAACACAGAGGTCGAGAAAGGATTTGATGTCTTGGAGCGAAAGATGAAGGTTTAGCGATAAATAGACCAATAAACAACGCCCGTGTTTTTTCTGACACGGGCGTTATACTTTTGGCATGCGACAAATAGGACAATTTTAGAGACTGGTATCATGCCGGACAAAATCAAGCTCATAACCTAGAGCGTCTCCGATCTTTGATAACAGGTCGATGCCCGTGCTGTATTTCCCGGACTCAATCCGGGCGATATTCCCTTGGCTGATCCCTGTAAGATCAGCCAGCTTGTATTGAGATATACCGGCCTCCATGCGGAGCCGGGATATCCTTTTGCCGATTCTTTCTCTATCATTTCCCATACTGCGGATTTTTTCATTCTATATCTTCTATCGCATAATCTCCAGATGCAGCAGGAGCAAGCTCATTTACAATACTGTCAATTTTTTTCGCATCTTCATCAGATATTTCGATCTGCATATTTTCATTGCAGATCATTTCTATCCCGTTATTTTCCAGAATCTCTAATAACTCGCTATTTTTGCAATATAATGTCTTCATTTTTATTACGCCGCTTATCCGTTGCCGCCGGTTCTATTGTTATTTTGATATTGCAAATGTAATATCAAATTTGATATCATACAAGGCTTTGGTAAATTATTTTATATGTTTTATGGCATATTTTCTTTCTCTTTCTCCTCCAGTACCTTTTTAAGCTGATATAGGCTCAAAATATCATACTCAAATGTCGGATTTTCCCAGTTCCGACGTACGGAGTTTGTCTGTACGGCAATGAATTTATGGAGGTCAAATATGTATTGACACGGGCTTAGCCTTATTTCTTTAAATGTGATTTGATAGTTATCAAACCACTCCAAAAGTTGTTTTAGTTCCTCGTTCATGGTATATAATAAAATTTGTTCCCGCGAATATACCAATAATGCCTATATGATCGGACCTAACTATATACGAATGATTCGTAGACGATAGAAAACAGTATAGAATAGTTGATTTTTTGGTGTCCGATGGGAGATAATGATCAAAGTAACAAACACGAGTCACTTTATTTATCTCTTTTGCGAGAAAAGACAAGATTATGATCGGATCTATAGTTGGAGCCGCCAGTTCCTTGGCGAGTGGCATTGCCGGGGGAATAAAGGCAAGGAAGGCGGCTAGAAAAGCGAACGCCGTGTTGGATAAACAGGCAAAGGAGAATGAGGATTGGTTTAACCGTAGGTATAACGAGGATTATACCCAAAGCGCGGAGGCGCAAGCCGCCTTGACCAAGGCAAGGGAATTAGCGGATGAGCAGTATCGTAAGGCCTCCGGTACCGCCGCGGTCGTAGGGGCTACTGATGAGTCCGTAGCTCAGGCCAAGAAAGCGGCGGGCGAGGTGATATCCGATACCGCCAGTGGTATAGCCACTAACGCTACCGCACGGAAGGATGCCGTGGAATCCCAATATCTCAACACCAAGAATAATATCAGTAACCAAAGGCTGTCTATCTATAATCAACAGGCGGCAAACGCCACGCAAGCGGCTAATCAAGGGATGCAAGCGGGTATGGGCCTAGTTGGGGCTGATGCGCAAGCCCATCTTGACAAGGGTAAGGGATTATTCGAGTCTATATTCAAAAAGTAAACAACCATGACATTAGAAGAAAGATATAATAGGAAAAGGACCCCGGTCGTTCAAAGGCCGGAGTTATCCACTACGCCATTGGTTGAGCCGGAGGTTGCCGGAAGCCAGAATCCTGTCGCTCCAACCGTGGATAATACGGATGAGACCACTCCACAAGCTAACGTTGGCGAACCTCAAATGAACGATTACCAATGGAACCAAAGGCTTTATGAGACGCTCTTTCAAAAGCCGATAAGTCAAGAGGAGGAGGAGAGAAGAAAAAGGGCCGCTTCCGTAGCTACTGGAATCGGGCATCTAGGCAATGTGTTGTCTTCCTTCTCCAATTTGGCATTCGCGGGAGAGGCACCTTCGCAGAAACTACCTACCGTAGCTGATCCTAAACTACAATCTTATTCTGACAGGTTGGAGGCTATCAGGCAAAGATATGGGGCCGGATATCTGGCCGCAAGGCAAAACGATATGAATAATTATCAAAGGGCTTTATCTCTGTATAGACAGGATCAAGCTAGAAAAGCCCAGAATGATTTGGCAAAAGCCAAGATAGCGCAAAGTGCCGCTCAATTCGCAATAAAGAATGACAGGGAGGAGCGAAAGATGAAACAGGATGCCGCATATAAAGAGAGAGAGTTGGGTATAAGGCAATCCAATCTCCGTAGTCTTGAGCAATATCGTACCGCTAAAGCTAATGGCTCTGGGGCGAATAAGTCTATTGACATCATCGGCAGAAACGGTAAACGTTTCACTTTGTCCGGTAAGGATAAAGATGGGGTTATCGCTTATATGTATAAGAGGATGTTGGAGTATGCGGAAGATCATCCAAAAGAGAATAAGAGTATATCGGATATATCGTGGCAGTTTGGTGAAGGTGGAGACCAAAAGACTAAACAAGCCGCTATTGTCATGAGTAATATTCAGAATTTCCCGGAATTATACGATGAGTTTGATAAGGTAATCGGATCGGGAGGTTCTTCTAGTACTAACAAGAAAAGTGTAGGTTGGGATAATAATTCAAGTTCTAAAAATGTAGGTTGGTAAAATTATGGAAGGGAACAATACCAGAAAATTATATGACGCTTTAAAAAGCGATGGATATACCGATTTGGGCGATTTTTCCTCTTTTGAGGGAAAATTGAAAGACTCGGGTAAGCGTGAAATGCTTTATGAGGTCTTGAAAAAAGATGGATGGCAAGATTTAGGTGATTTCTCCCAATTCGAAAGCAAATTAGGCTATGCTCCAATTAATAACGAGAATATTAAAGAAACAGATTATGTTTCCCAATCAAGTGTTAATCCTCCTCCTATATCCCTAAGACAAGAGGTTGATATTCCCAAATCAGATCAATCCGAGTATGTTAATCCGTGGACGAACTCACCTGATTACAATTTTGAGTCCTTGCGTAAAAAAGGAAAGATTGAGACTGCGACTCCTCCACCTCCAACGGAGTATGAGAAGGATTCTTCTTACATGAATACTTGGGCAGGAGACGCTATACAGAAGCTGAATGCAGGAGGAGCCGATCTTGGTGCCGGTATCTTTGGGGTCTTGGATAAGGTGTCCAAAGGACTGGAATCCGCAACTGGAGGATTGATCTCACGTGGCGGGGCATTCAAGGATATCTCAGATAGATTCAAGGCTGATGCGGAGTTTTCCCGGGCAAGGTCAAACAGATACAATGGCAAGGATTTCACCGATCTTTGGAAAGAAGGGAATTATATGGGTGCCATAGGTGATATAGCCTTGCAAGGCGTAGAGTCGCTTCCGATGTCAATCGGGGCCATGGCCGCTACAATGGCCGGAGCTCCAGCGGCCGGACTCGCTGGTATAGGGTCAATAGTGGCTAGCCAGAAATATGATGATCTCGATCAGAATAACCCAAACATGGGAGAGTTCGCAAAGGTATCTAACGCTATTCTTACCGGTACGGCAGAATCCTTGTCTGAGATGCTGGGCGCTGGCGTATCCAAGGCTTGGATGTCAACCTTATTCAAGACGCTAGGAAAGGAAAAGGCGCAAGAGGCTATCAAACGTGGCATAATGGGTAAGATGCAAGAGTTTTATAAAAAATTCGGTATGTTTTTCGAGCCTGTAAATGAAGGTATCGAAGAGGTGTCTTCCACGCTAGCGGAGAATATAACGGATAAGATAACTGGTGCGGATCCGGAAAGGGATTTGACCGATGGTGTATTGCAGAGTTTTGTCTATGGTATGGGAGGCGGCGCTTATTTTACTGGAGCCGGAGCGTTGGCTAAAGGTGCGCAATACGTAGCGGATAAAATAGGAGGCAAACAGGCTCAGCAGCCTATCACCGATTCCAATGTAACAGATCAAGGCGTTGAAACTCCTCCTCTATTAACTAAGTCAAGGTTTGCCGAGGCAGAGGAAGAAGGTCGAAATATGACTGATCCGGGCGATATACGGACGGCGAGCAAAAAGATGGAAGAGACAAGGCTTTCCCTATCTGGAATGGCTCCGGGTTTGGCTAGTACGATAGAAAGCTATGTGGATGATGGAGCTAGCGAGGCCCAAGTGATGAGCCTTCTTGATGGGGTTAATGCGGATGCCCGTCCGTTAGCCGAGGATTTCTACGCTGATTATCTCAGGATATCCGGTTTGCAGGATCGTATAGGAGAGGAAATAGACAATGAGGTTGAAACTTACGTTGCCAATAATATTACTCCTTATGTTACCACGAATCCTGATGGTCAGTCTATCGTTACCACGGCTACGCTTAGCGAGGGAAATGAGGAAAGACCTGTGTACGTTAGGAGTATCGAGGGAGATAAGGCCGTTATTTCCGATAACGGACAGGATCGGATGGTCTCGGTGAAAAGGTTGAGCGATATAGTAGAGCAAGATGCCGGTCATATGAGACGGACCTATGAGGATCAATTATTGGCTACCCGCCAGTCCGAGCTTGACATGACCATGCATCATAATCCCAAGACGCAATTACCAAAGCCGGGGTTGATCGTATGGAACGGGGATAATGCGTTTATCCTTCAAGGACAAGATGAGAACGGTGATTGGATCGCTCAACCTGCGGCTTATGATAGAGAAACCGGGCAGGTGACAGCCAAGAATGGCTCTTCTCCAGCAATGCCTATAACAGAGAATGAGATTCTTGATCTTCAAGATGCCATATATGACGCTCAACAAGTTAATGTGGTGTCGCCAGAGGATGATAATGTTGCAAGTGCTGATGCCGAGATAACCTCTGCACCTCCCGTGGAAGATGCGATCAACCAGCCAACGAGTGAGATTGAGACGGAAGGTGCCATTGATCAGATAGCACAACCTAGCAATGTAGAGAATCCTTCCATGGTCATGCGAGAAGATGGTACGCCAGATTTCGTATCGTCTGGTACGGATATGACCTTGGATTTCCTCCATGATAAATATGGCGATAAGATGCCAAGGAAGATCGAGGTGACGAGAAAGTCTTTCGATGAAAGCTTTAAAAAAGCGTCTGATGCCTTGGAAAAGGCGCAAGAGGCATACGATGATGCCCCTATCGGAAAAGAGGATAAGGCCGAGGCCGCATTGATAAAAGCCCGACAAGAATATGAGGCGATCAAGGTCGAGGCTGATTTCTGGGATAATCTTGATGATGATATCAAGGAGGCCAGCAAGAAGCCGGGTGATGTCATAGCGAAGGAGATCTCCGTGATAGGTGATCCTATGAGCGGAGAGGAGCTTGCGGCCATGATGCTGGCTAATGGGGCGATCAAATTGACACGTGACAGTTACAAGAAAGAGACCGGTGCCGGGAATAATGAGACAGCGAGGATGTTCGGACTGTTCGCCTCTCCGGAGAAAGGCGGTGTTAATATAGAGAGGGCGGGTGAGATATTGGAACTTGCCGATAGGGAGAATGGCACTAACTTCTTCGATGAGAACGATACGAACGCCGGAAGGGACGCTATCATAGAGGTCTTGTCTTCCGCTCATACACGTGGAGACTTGATCGATTATGTCAAGAGGAACCGTGAGGCGATCGCTGAGCGTGAGAGACAGGCCGAGTACAACGCTTACGCTGAGTGGTGCGAGGAGAATTATCATATGTCCCCGGAAGAATACGAGGCGTATGAGGAAAGCATGGTACGTGATTTCTCGGAGAAACAATTGACTGATGAGGAGCGAGGCGAGCTTGATTCGCAAATCGTGGATGAAATACAGGCCATAATTGACGAACAAAATGAAATAGACGCTATCTTAGCGCAAAATAAACCGATAGAAAATGAAAACATTGAAGGAAATGACGAAAGCGGAGGCGATGGCTTACGCAAGGGAGGCGGCGAGATACTGCCAAGAGAACAACTTGATCAGACTGGGGGAACTGGAGAGGTTGAGGGAAGAGAATCGGCTGGCCCCGACATTGATCGCACGGATGGAGTTACACAAGAAAGCGCATCTGGAGAAGTAGCCTCTAAAAATAACGCAACTGGTAACAACTGGCTTGACAACGTTCCGAACGACGGGAGGAATTATTTTGTTTATGTACGTTTCCCGGATGAAAATAGATACAGGGCGATTGATTTAGGGAACGGCAGGACGGTAGATAGACTAGCGTTTGCCTCAATGGTCAAGCGGGAAAGGTTACAATCGCTTGTGGGAATACTTCCTGCTAAATTTATTGAAGGAGTTTCTTTTCAAATCCGTGACGCAAAAGGGAACGTATTCTATGAATATGACCCAAACAAGAAGGATAAACCTTTTGTTCCCCCGTCCCAAAAGAAGAACGAGAATCCATTGGACTACGCCGAGCGCATAGTTGAGGCTAAGAGATTGCACGAAGAGGAGCTAAAGGTTGATACCAATCCAACCGAGGCGCAGAAAGAGGCCGGCAATTACAAGAAAGGCCATATAAAGATAAACGGTTTTGATGTCACCATAGAGCAGCCCGCCGGTTCCGTCCGTTCCGGTAAGGACGCTAGCGGAAAGGAGTGGTCGCAGGTCATGAATAACACTTACGGTTACATTCGAGGTACTGAAAGTGTGGATGGTGATCATATAGACGTATTCCTAGGTCCGGATATGAATAGTGACATGGTGTATGTCGTGGATCAGGTGAATACTGATGGCTCATTCGATGAGCATAAGGTTATGATGGGATTCCCTTCCTTGGAAGACGCTAGGTCCGCTTACTTGTCAAACTATGAGGAAGGTTGGCAAGGGTTAGGCAACATTACCGGGGTCACGTTGGATGGGTTCAAGAAATGGATTGATTCCTCGACTCGCAAAACAAAGCCCTTCTATGAGTATAAGGGAATTAAACAGGAGGAAAGCGATATTTCTAAAAATAATGATTCTGATAATTACAGCATTGTTTCCGTTCAATACACTACCAAGAAAGGAAAAGTTCTTGATATGTGGCTATTGAAGTTCGGTAATGAATTATCGAAGGAACAGCAACGTGCCGCCAAAGAGCTAGCCAAGGCTGAAAAGGGTTGGTATGACAGGGAACAGCGAGGTTTCATGATGCGTAGCGATGAAAGCGCAAGGCGGTTGGCCGATACCATTCTTGGCGATACCGATGCCGTAAGCGATGCGCAACCTATTTCTCTTGAAGACACACGCAGGGTCGTAGAGCCTCAAAAGGTAAATGTAGAAAACCTTATTGGTGATATCAACGATAAGGGCAAAGCCAAATTGAGCGATCGTACCGTTACCCCTAGCGGTAACCGCCTTGTTACCGATGAACGGTATGCGGAACTCCGTGAGCGCATGCGCAAGAAACTAGGCGGTCAAATGAATATGGGTGTTGATCCTGAGATATTGGCGATAGGTACTGAAATGGCGGTTTATCATATAGAGAAAGGATTGCGTAAGTTCTCTGATTACTCAAAGGCTATGATCGATGATCTAGGTGACGCTATACGACCGTATCTTAAATCATTCTACAATGGAGCGAGGGATTTACCGGAAGTAGGAGAGAACGGATGGGATAAGGATATGACCACTTATGAGGATGTCCGTTCGTTTGATGTAGCTAATTTTGATAAGCCAGTCCCGGATATAATGGATGCCGCTGAGACCGTGGTTAAAGATACTGAGATTGCCGGACAAGCGAGTGCCGCGGAGAAAAAAATAAAAAATAGCCGGAAAAAGCGAACGGACAACAAGGACAAACCATTACCTTTGTATGGTAACGATTTATTCACTCCTAATAATATTAAAGACAATGAGCAAGGAAATTCAAGAGCGGATCAAGGCGTGGGAAGAAAAGCACGGGAAGAGGATCGAGGATCTGAACGCGGAGGAGACCGTGGAGGCGTGCATGGAAGTGATGTGCTTGACACGGAGCGAGGCCGAGGAATACCTATCAGCGACAGCGACAAGCGGCCTGTTGTAAGGAATCAAAACAATTTCAGCTTCCCGGAGAAAGGTATTGAGCTTCCTTCCGGTGATATATCCAAGCTAAAAGCCAATATTGAGGCGATAGAAACGCTGAAAGACGTAGAGGACGGCCAAGGAAAACCTACCCCGGAACAACAAGCCAAGATGTCAAGGTACGTTGGATGGGGAGGTTTGGCCGAAGCCTTGAACGAAGGCAAATACAACGCACGTGACAACAATTGGACTAAGGATCGAAATTGGAATGATAAGTATCTACGTTATTATGAGAAACTAAAATCCTTATTAAGTAAAGAAGAGTTCGACAGTGCCGTCCGTTCCACGACAACCTCTCATTATACCCCGTCCGAGGTCGTGGAAAGCTTATGGGGAATAACGGAGAAACTTGGATTCAAGGGTGGCAATATCAGTGAGCCCGCTATGGGTATAGGCAACATAATCGGTATGATGCCTAGGTCTATATCTGAAAACTCAAGTATAAGTGGGTTCGAGATAGATAGTTTATCCGGTCGTATGGCAAAGGCTTTATATCCTGACGCTAATATAAAGGTACAAGGATATGAGAAAGCGTTTTCTCCAAACTCGAAAGACTTAGTTATCACCAACGTCCCATTCGGGAAAAACGCTCCATATGATAAGGTTTTAGATAAGCAATTCAGGAAGAAACTTGGTTCCTCTTATAATCTCCATAATTATTTTATCCTAAAGGGGCTTCTGGAATTGAAAGAAGGTGGTCTAGGCGTATTCGTCACGTCCTCGGCTACGATGGATGGGGCCGATAGTAAGTTCCGTGAGTACGTGAGTGGAAACGGTTATGATCTGGTCGGAGCTATTCGATTGCCTAATGACGCTTTCCAGAAAGGGGCCGGCACGAGTGTCACGGCCGACATCGTTATATTCCGTAAAAGAAAGTATGGGGAACCTTCGAATGGGATAGGGTTCGCTACTACAACGCAAATAGGTGAAGGAACTTATATGGAGGACGGGGATAAAAGGAGCAAGCCTATCATGGTTAACGAGTATTTCTCCAATCATCCCGATATGATGTTAGGTGATATGATGACCGCTTATGACGCTGGTAGCGGAGGTCTATATAGTGGAGCGTCCCAGACATTGAAAGCCAAACCCGGGGCCGATTTAAGCAAGGAGCTATTTAACGCTATTGATAACTTACCAAAGAATATCCTATCAGGTGTTGTAGAGACTAAAGGGCCGGAGGTTGTGGGTGACTCCACTTTGAAAGATGGTACTATTACCGTCCAGAATGGCAATGTCTTTGTTTTAGATGGAGAGTCGTTAAAACCGATTAAGGCAAATCCTACGTTCGTTCATAATGGTAAGACCCGGAAAATAGCGGATGCGGTAAATGATTACAATGATATAAAGAAAAATCTATACGATCTTATCCATGATGAGCAAACAAAGGGTGTGGACCCCGAGCCCGCGAGGAAAAGGCTAAACAAAGTATATGATGCTTTCGTGTCCAAATATGGGACACTTAACAGGAACAAGGCTTTGGACGATATTTTCGCCGAGGATGTTGAGCATGGATTACCCTTCTCTTTGGAAACCGTTAGAAGGGTACCTTCCACGACCGGAAAATCTATGGTATGGGAAGTCTCGAAAGCGGATGGTATCTTGAATAAGCGTGTAAGTTATCCATTCGAGCTACCGACAAAAGCGGATAATGTCTTGGATGCCGTCAATATAAGCAAGTCATATAAAGGTAATATTGATATACCTTATATCTCGGAGATAACGGGTATGGATGAGGTGAACGTGACAAACGAGATACTAGAGAAGGGAATTGCTTATAGGGATCCTGTTACCGGCAATATAATAGATAAGAGCGAATATCTCTCTGGAAACGTAAAAGATAAGTTGGTAGAGGCTAAGGCGGCCTTGGAAGATCATCCGGAGTTTCAAAAAAACGTGGATGACTTGGAAGCCGTACAGCCAGAACGTATACCCTATGGTGAGATAAGTTATCGACTGGGGACTACATGGATCCCGTCTGAGTTTATAAATAATTTCGCTGATAATGTACTGGGTATATCTTACGCTAACGCTAATTTTATCCCAGAGATCGGTGAGTATATTCTTGATAAGAGGGCGTTCATAACCGATTACGCTAAAGCCGGTCAATTCAAGACTGAGAGAATGGACGCTATAGACGTGTTCAAGGCCGCTCTTAACCAACGTAAACCCAAGGTTTATGACGAGATTAAATATTATGAGGACGGTAAGCAGAAAACGAGAAGGGTCGTAAACGAGCAGGAGACACAGGCCGTTGCCGAGAAAATATCCGACATGTCCGATAAGTTCGTGGAGTATATTGATTCTAAAACGATGTTCCATGGTCGTATTGAGGACGTGTATAATGATAAATACAACAACTATGTACTAAAAAAGTATGACAAACCGGTTTTTGAGCATTATCCTAACGCTAATAAGAATATAACGCTTAGGGATCACCAGAGCAAGGCGGTGCAACGTTGTCTATCCGAGAGCACGTTACTCGCTCACCAAGTCGGTACGGGAAAGACCTTTACCATGATTACGTCCGCTATGGAAATGAGACGGCTAGGTATAGCGAAGAAACCCATGATCGTTGTCCAAAACGCTACCCTAGAGGATTTCGTCCGTGACTTTTATAAACTGTATCCTTCCGCTAAGATTCTATCTCCGACAAAGGAGGAGCGTAATGCCGATAATAGGACAAGGCTGTTCAATCTTATAGCTACCGGAGATTTTGACGCTATCGTTGTCCCACAGTCATTTATGGCATTTATCCCGGATAGCGAGGAAAGGAAAAAGGCATATATCCAAAAGCGTATAGATGATTTTGAGGAAGCTATCGATCGCATAGAAGACAAGGCTTTACAGGAGAGATTGAAAAGGGAGGCCAAAAGTATGCGTGATTCTCTGGAAGGTATAAAGAAAGGGAAAAACGTAAAGGGCAAGGCAAAGACTGCGGAGACTATCACGGCCAAGACGGAGCGTATTCTTGACAGGCGGACTGATAATGTCATGACGTTTGAGCAAATGGGTGTTGACGCTTTGTTTATTGACGAGGCGCATAATTATAAGAAGATCGGGTTTCCAAGCAAGATGTCGAACGTTAAAGGTATCGATACGAGCGCGTCACAAAGAGCTAATAGTATGTTGCTAAAAGCCCAATGGATATCTGAGAATAATGGTGGTCGAAACGTGGTTCTGGCAACCGGTACCCCTATCACTAATACAATGGCAGAGGTCTGGACTATGATGAATTTCGTGGCACCCGATATCCTAGACGCATATAATATCAATAGCTTTGACGAGTTCGCTACCACTTTTGGAACGGTTGAGCCGTCATTGGAGTTTACCGCTACCGGTAACTTTAAGATAGCCGAGAGGTTCAAGAGCTATACGAATGTCCCGGAGCTTATAAAGGCGTTCAGGAGCCATACGGACGTTGTCTTGACTGAGGATGTCAAGGAGTTCAAGGAAGACAAGAATATCCCTAAGTTGAAAGACAATAAGATGACCAATGTCGTTGTCGAGAAGAACGAGGACTTGGAGGATATCATGCAAACCCTTATCAAGGAATTAGAGGATTATAACAAATTGACAGGAAAAGAGAAGAAGGATAAGAGCGCACTACCCTTGGTCGTGTTCAGCAAGGCTAAACAGGCTGCGATTGACCTTCGCTTGCTTAATCCTACATTTCCCGACAATCCTGATAGCAAGACAAACAAGGTGGTCGATAACGTGTTGAGATTATATAAGGAGAGCGATAAGGACAAGGGCACGCAACTTATATTCTGCGATAGTTATCAATCCCCTTCTGAGACTCCAAAAATGGATTTATTCGATGTCGATTTATCTGTTCCTCAGTTTAATTTGTACAATGATATAAAGGAAAAGCTTATCAAGGGAGGTATTCCATCTAATCAGATAGCTATCGTTGGCAATTATGAGGGAGAAAGGAGAAACGCCTTGTTCGATAAGGTCCGTAATGGGGATGTGCGCATTCTTATTGGAAGCACGGAGAAAATGGGAGTGGGTGTCAACGTGCAAGATCGTCTATTCGCCCTGCATCATATTGACGCTCCAATCAGGCCTATGGATTTTGAGCAACGCAACGGTCGTATCTTACGACAAGGAAACTTATACGCCACATGGGATAAACCGGTGAACATCGTCACATATGGCGTTAAAGGTACCCTTGACGCTACCGCCTATGACAGGCTTCGTATAAAACAAAACTTCATCAACCAAATGATGAAAGGCGATATATCGTCTCGTGTAATGGAGGAGCAAGACGATAGTGATCCGTCTGGAATGACATTTAGTGAGATGGCGGCGACGTTATCAGGAGATAAGACCGCCCAACTGCTGTTTGTGGCACAGAACAAGTTAAAGAAATTGCAAAACTCCAAGAGGAGCGATCTTAACAGTAAGTCTTCCATGCGTGGCTCTATATCTAACTCCAAACTTAGGATACAAGAATACAACAGCCGGAAGGATATCATGGAAAGGAACGCCAATATCGTAAAAGAGAACTTCCCTGATGGGGTTGAGTCCGTGACTGTTAAAGGCAATACTTTCAGCGATGGTATATCGAATGAGCTTACGCCCATTATTGATGATTACTATGATAGATATACGCTTGACAGAAACACCCCTCCTCTGAAAATCAGTCTCAATGGAGGAAAAGGCGAGGCAATCGTGCATTTCAATGAAGGAATGATGGTCTATAGTTTATATTTAGGAAAGGAAAAACTGGTTGAGAATCGTGATTTTAGCGGCGGCAGGGGTTTGATGGCTAGCATTGACAGGCAGTTGGGGATTCCCGCTAAATCCGTCTCAGATATAGCCACTAAAATAAAGGCAGAGGAAAACAAGATAGCGGGATTAGAGGAAGCCGTTAAGAAACCGTGGGGAAAAGAGGATGAACTTAATGCGGCTCAGGCAGAGGTTAATGATCTGCAGAGACAATTAGTTGAAAAAGCTAAAGCTGAGGATATTCAGTTAGAATCAACTCTTGACGTTGATGGTACGTTGGTAAAAGAGGAAGGAGAGACTCGATTTCGATTCATGGGAGTAGATACAACTAATAATCAGGATAATGTAAGTTCTATTGAATCCTCAATCAACGATTGGTCAAACAAGTTTAATATCCCTGTCAGGGTAATCCATGACGTGGACGATATAACCGATACGGATGAGAATATGTTGGCCCGTAAGAGAGATTCCAAAGGCTGGTATGATACTTCTACCGGGGAGATAGTCATAGTATCACCTAATTCCACGTCCGTAGGTGACGCTCAAAGGACTTTCCTTCATGAGGTGGTAGGGCATCACGGGTTACGTGAGCTATTCGGGGACGATTTCGATACTTTCCTTGATAACGTGTATCGGAACGCCAACGAGGATATCCGGAAAAATATCATTGACCGGACTAAAGGCAATCCTCTTAACTTGCGTGAGGCTACAGAGGAATACCTCGCTGAATTAGCGGAACGTGGTTTCGATAACAAGGCCGAGCGTTCGTTATGGGAAAAGATCAAGGACGCTTTTCTTGATATGTTGAGAAAGGCAGGTATTAGTCTTGATTTCAAGTTATCGGATAATGACCTCCGTTATATTCTCTGGAGAAGCTATAAGAACTTGGAGCAAGGAAACTTGATGGATGTAGCCGAGGATATCGTGATGAGAAATAGATTAAGTCTTAACAATATAAATTTGAACGAAAATGGATCAATCGCAAGAGATATTGAACCTGAAAAAGGAAAACAACCTTCTGAAACAAAAGGTACTGGAAGGGAACTCGAGACAATCGATGGCGTTGATGAGAACGGAAACGAAAGTGAACGAGACCATATCGACAAACCAAGGGGAGTTGAAAACGCTATTGACGGAACTGAAAACGCAATTGACCGAAATGGAAGGGAGATTGATGGAAAAGTTGACAACGATGGAGACCAACTTGACGGAGGAGATACAGGCGATAGGAGCGGAAGTGTCCGGGATGGAATCGGCGGTGATCGGACTGTCATCGGACGTGCAGAATCTGAAAACAAGGGTAGAGGCGTTGGAGAAAGCGTAAGGGAAAAGACGGATGATTTCGCTTTCGCAGAGAAAACAATCCGTTTTAGGGAGAACGCGCGGAATGAGTCGGTATTGTTCGCTGATAATGATATCCAAGTAGTAGAGAAACAGGTAGGTTCCGCCAAAGATCAATATGAGCGTACCCTATCTACATCGTCCTATCAATTTCAGGAGGCGTTTCAGGATTCTATGCTAGGGCTTAAAACATTGCAGGATGCCGTGGCAAAGGCAACGAGGAGTCGTCTATTGGATTATGAGAACGCTTATATGGCCGAGAATGCCCTTTCCTCTGTTAATGAAGCGGAGTTCAACGCTTATAGAAAAGCGGCTTTCGAGCCTATCTTAAAAGCGATGTCACGATTGGAAAAGATGGGATCCACCATTGATGAGATAAGGGATTACCTTATAACCAAGCATGGTATTGAGCGTAACAGGGAAATGGCCGTTAAACGAGCGTTGTCACAAAACTCGGAAACATATAAATCCCTGCTTGACGAGTATATCGGGAGAAGGAATGAGATACGTGAGAACGGTAGGTCTTGGGAAGAGCAGCAATCAGAAATGGATAGGCTTGCCGAGGAATACGGAGCTAATCTTTCTGATGATTTCAGCGGATTCACGTCCATGTATCCTAACGAGAATAACACGGGGTATGATCTGGATTCCGCAAGGAGATACGTATTGGATTACGAGTCAAGATATGATACATCGGAATTATCGGCCTCTGTCAAAAGAGCCACTGACGCTATATTGGCAAAGCAACGGGATAGCGGGCTTATGAGCCAAAATACGTTTGAGTCGATCAGCGATATGTATCAGTTCTATGTGCCTTTGCGTGGATGGGAGGAAACTACGGCAGATGAGGTTTACGCTTATCTTACATCCGAAAGCCAGACGTTCAACGCCCCTATAAAGACTGTCGTTGGGCGAAAGAGCAAGGCTGACGATCCTATAGCGACGATCGCTAATATGGCAGAGAGTGGAATCATGCAAGGGAATAGGAACTTGATGAAGCAAAAGTTTTTGACAATGGTACAAAATCATAAGACGGATCTCGTGAGCGTAAGCGAAATGTGGGTTCGTCTTGACGAGGCTTCCGGTGAGTGGATTGCCGTTTTCCCGGATATACCATCTAACGCCAATCCGGAACAGGTGGAGTCTATCGTGGAATCTTTCAACAAACGCATGGAGGAGCTATCCAATGAAAAAGGATCTAATGTCAGGCGTTCAAGGGATGCTATAGGGATACCTTACAAGATATTGCCAAAGGACTTGAAGGAGCATCAAGTGATCGTAAAGAGAGCCGGCAAAGAATACGTGCTTACCATAAACGGAAATCCAAGGGCCGCTCAAGCGTTGAACGGGCTTACAAACCCGGATAATACGAAAGGATGGTTCGGTACCGTGGAGAGATACGCCGGATGGCTGAACCGTAACTTGGCGGCTAACTTCACGACACGTAACCCTAATTTCATGGTAAGTAATTTCCTTCGTGACGCGCTTTATTCGAATACTACCGTATGGGTCAAGGAAAGTCCTGTTTACGCTTGGAAGTTCAATAAGAATTTCGCTAAGGTAAACCCGATCAATATGTATCGTCTGGTCAAGGGGTATGAGAACGGTACGTTGGATATGATCGATCCCTTGAATAAGGCATACCATGATTTTGTAATGAGAGGAGGAGAGACCGGATACACCAATTTGAGAGACGTGGAAGCCAAGAAGAAGGCGATCCAAAAAGAACTTCAATACTCCAAGCAAAAGGTATCTATAGGAAAGGCTTTGAAAATACTAGGCGAATGGATGGACTTGTTCAATAAGAGCGTGGAGAATTGCGCTAGGTTCGCTGCGTTCCTTACTTCTAGAGAAATGGGGCGAAGCATGGATAAATCCATTTATGACGCTAAGGAGATATCCGTAAACTTCAATAAGAAAGGGGCGGGTTCGAAATTATTGAATACTGAGGGGCAAACCAAGATAGGTAACGCTAGCGCTTTCACGTCTGGATTGTCAAGATCCATGTATGTGTTTTGGAACGCTGGTGTACAAGGTATGTATAATTTCGGAAGGCTGGCCAAGGATAATCCCAAGAAATTCTTGGGGTTAGCGTCCTCTTTCTATTTACTTGGCACTATCATGCCTATGATCGCTGCCGCTTTTGGGGATGATGAAGATGATGATTACTACGATCTTCCGGAATACGTGAGACGTAATAATATCTGTTTCCGTAACGGTGGAGGAAATTGGATTACAATTCCTATGCCCATAGAGTTAAGGGCTATATATGGACTAGGAGAAATGTCTTCTGGAATAGTTTCCGGAAAGGAGAAGTATACCGATAAAAAGATGGCCATGAAGATAGCGGAGCAAATGTCACAGGTTCTTCCTTTGGACATGATGGAGGGAGGTGGAGGATTCTCCGCTTTCGTCCCAAGCTCGGTAAAGCCATTGATTGAGGCCGGAGATAACAAGGATTGGACAGGTTTGCCTTTATATAAGGATAACGACTTCAACAAGGGTATGCCGGAATGGACAAAGGCTTTTAAGAGCGTGGATCCCGCTATATTGGCAATGACTAAATATGCCAATGAACTAACCGGAGGAGATAAATACACTACAGGTACCGTTAACCTAAACCCTGCCATTATAGAACATATATTGGACGGCTATTTCGGAGGTATTGAGGCTACGCGTTCCCAGATGGTCAAATCCGCTGAAACCGCTTGGGGTAGTCGTGATTTTGACTGGAGGAATATCCCTGTAGGGAACCGTCTTATAAAAAGTGGTGATGAGCGGACGAAAAAGAAAGCCATAGATAACGCTTATTATGAGAATTTGGAAGAAATGGATAAGATCGGACAAAGATTGAGAGGATATCGTAAAGAATTGTCTAATCCACAGAACGATAGTTTTGATATAGCAGAGTATCAGAAAAAATTGAATGATCTTATGATGAGCGATGAATATCGTGGATATGTAGAGTTTAATAATCTTAACAAATTGTATCAATCAATGGGTGAGTATTTGAAGAAGGTAGATGATGAAAGATTGGAAATGGAGTTATACGATTTGAAAGCTATGATGAATGAGATAGCTAATGGTGAATAGGTAAAGTGGCGGGTGGCGTTGGTGTCACCCGCTATCTTTTTACATTTTAAATATATTCACTGATCAAGCCAATAAATGCTACTATCGATATAATAGAGAATATGAATATTATCAAAGTGCTTAACCTAAAAATATATATGGATATAATTTCAAGTAAATTCCATGATTCTGTACCTAGTATCATAAACTGTGTCGTATATTCTTTATATCCGGTTTTTATGTTTTTTTTCTCTATAACACGATAACATCCAATAGGAATTAAGAAAATACCAAGGAACATTAGAAAACGGTATCTTACTTCTGATATGCCGTATGCTGTTGTTGATTCTCTGAATCTAATCCCTTCAAGAATTACTCCTAAAATCCTTGCGTCATACAAATAGATGTTTTTCCCTTTTCCATTAGGTTTCCTAGGCTCGAATTTTTCTTTCCATAATATCTTTTTTAAAATAATATCTCGATTGAATATATAGACTAATATCGCCGATGAAAGGATAGTCATGCTGTTTAAAAAATCTTCCATATTTATTTTTCAAAAAAGTCAGATTGGTTAATTTTTTTTGTTCTCATGTTGCCATTAGACACTTTATGAAGAGTTACTTCATAGTATGGAATAGAAATTCCATTTTCTGTTCTCTCTGAAAACATATTAAAATAGTCTTTATAGTTGGCTTGTGAAGAGTAATGTACATTTGATTGAAACATTCCTAACTTCATTCCATTGAATAATAAATTAGGATTCCAGTCATTACCATAAACACATTTCATCTCATAAATACCTTCTGGAATATTTCTTATATCATAAGATGTGTGTTTGTTAATATATACATTCCTAATTATCTTTTTACTAGTTATATTTTTTAATATAACAACAGCGTCTTGATCACTTCCATTATTTACCGTTATATAATTATCTTGGCTATCATCATACGAATTAATTCCAAAGTATTCAGTAAATGGAGAATCTCCATTCATAAGATGATTATTCTTATATATATTTGAATCTTCAACTTCTTCAACTATAGGCGCAACCTCTTCAACATAATCATCAATCTTTTGTGTAGGATTTATTGTGTCTGTATTATGGTTATTAATATTGAATAAATTAGCATGGTAAGCTATATATATAGTTATTATTGATATGCAAATAAATATTAATATATTTTTAGAATTAATACTTGTCTTTTCCCTTTTATATGATCGTTTATTGATTGGACTCTTTTTTTGTTTTTGTATATTCTCTATATCAGACTTACCTCTATTTGTTTTGTCTGTGTTTATTGAATTGAAAATATTTTGCCTATAGGAATTTAAGTCATTATCATATTTTGATCTTCGTTCTGGGTCAGATAATACTTCATATGCCTTTTGTATTTTTATAAATATATCATGTGCATTGTCGCTTTTGTTTTTATCAGGATGATATAATAATGCCTTTTGCCTGTATGCTTTTTGTATTTCTTCAAAAGTAGCACATTCAGTAACTCCAAGAATAGTATAGTATGTATTTATAGACATGTTTTGTGTTTTTTCGCAAAATTAGCCAATCTTTACATCTGTTATCCCGCAGGAGGCATGTTTTACGGCATATTTTACTTTTAGTTTTATCCCGAGGAATAGTAAAAAATAAAAAACTCCCCAAATCCTCACGGATAAGGGAGCTTTTATTATTTAACTATAATCTATATGAATGGTTTTCAGACAACCTTAAACGATCCGATTCTCACGAACGAGAGCGTTTGTAATATCTAAATCCATATCTAAACAAAGACATACTTAATCATCATTGCCGATCCTCCCGGAATAGCAACGGTGGGTATATCCGTCTTAAAATGCTTCCCAATACCACCCAAGGGAAGCGGGAAATATTTATTCAAACTATATTTTATGCCATAAGGAAAGGAGTGTGCCCCCATCCTCCAAAGCTATCCCCTTGACATAAATATACCTCTGGTTCTCACGAAAGAGCGGTATGACATTGATAAAATTATTTTATGAATACAACCTAGTGTAATATCTTTAAGTAATGACTCCAGTCCATCACGGATGAGAGCCATAAGGGGTTATAAATATATAACATATACACATGAAAAAACGTGGCACCGTCACAACTACCAAGACCCGGCGTCCCCACGCCAACATAACAGGTAGTAAACAACGGCCCACGTCTTATATATAGATTATATATACAAATAACGTGGGCGTATTGTTGCTATCGGCTCCCTGTTATGTTTATAAATTTGGGGAATTTAGGTCTTTATAGGAGACGATATCTTTAACGCCACAATGTGTGTCACGTCTTACATTCTAATCAGTGACTACGCGAATATACTCTATTTATTTTATATTAGTAAAAAATAAGTCGTATTTTATTTATCTAATATTGATTTTTACAGGGAAAACGTTCATGCGAACGCTATAAACTCGACTCATTTTTTGGATATGAATCGATATATCCCGTTGATTCTTCTTTGATTATAGAAGGCTTAGGCATATCTTCGGATATGAGCGCACCTATCATGTCTGTCATCAATATATCGTCGTGATTGCCACGACCGGGAATATTCCCGTAACTACCGTCCGGACGTTGCTCGTATTTTGACGCTTCCTTGTACATACGCTCATCCGGGTCTATAAACATATCGTCCTCGAAAGCCACTATGAAATTATCCACCATGTCCTGCTTGGTCTTCTTGTTGGTCTGGAAGCCTATCTTCTTGTATATGCCGTTCCTTATGTCCTCGGGATCCGTCGCCGCTCGCATGTAAAGATTAGGGTAGATATCCTCTATCTTTTTCAGTATGCCACGAATATGATCGCCTTCCTCCACGAACTCGGATGCCTCTGATTTTTTCTTATCAAACGTATTGCTCTCGAAGGCGAGAAGGGCGTTCTTGTAGTATCTGGCGATCTTGACGGCTTTGTAGGCGAGCCAATCGTATCGTATATGACCGTGCCATCTGGCTACCACCTCCGGCTTTCCTCCGCTGAATCGTAAATTCCACCTGTTTATAACCGTTATGCATGACGGGTCAGAGTTCTTGCTACGTCCACCGACATCGACGATAACAAGATACTCGTTGGATGTCCTTGTATCATCGGGCCTCTTCCAGATTCTCAACAGGCCGTTCGGATTCTTGGAGAGAATTATCCTTTTGGTCTTCTCAGATTGGGATATGTCGCCAATGAACTCCGGGGGTGATACGTATCTTTCCCGCATCACCTCGATCGTATAGATATTGAACACGAGATTACCGGAATACTTGAAACACTCGACATCATCGGATGGTGCCTCGGATGCCATCGATGCGTGATCATGGAACGAGGCCCTTTTCTTGATATACCATTTGATGTGCTCCAGCGTAGCTCCTTTTTCCCATAGAGACCATAGATACTGTCCCGGTTCGCTATTGTCATTAGGGGAGGTCGTGACATCCCTTCCCTCTAATAGATCCAATATGAAAAGCCGGGTCTCTTTCTTGTCCTTGAATCTTATCATGTCGTTCTCGATAAAGAAGAACGGTATGAATAGCGCCTTACGGGATGACGTGCCCTCCTTGGCCATTTGGTACTCATCATAGAAATAACCGGCCATGCCGTTAGCCGTAGACTCGGAGATCTCCATGGTCAACGGTCTCTCCAATATATTCGAGTCTATGTTTGTTATAACCTGCTCCGCCGATTTGCCATCCGTTGTTTTCCAGTAGGCTACCTCCGAGAAGTGGGCCATGGCATAGTCCATACCACGTGTTGACTCGAAATTCTCATAAGATGCCACGGTTATCACGTTATCACGTACCTTGTTCCCGGACGGGTCGGTGATTATGGAGTCGGACGCCGAATGCTCGTAAGGGGCGAATTGTAACTTGTCAACACCATATATAAATCCCGGGATATTATCGAGAACCTTTTTATACATGGCCTTGATACGTTTGGCGGTATCTTTCGTCTGGGCTATAATTACGGAATACCATCCTTCCATGACGAATAGCTGTATCCACGCCATATAGAGCTGTACCAAGGTGGAACCTCCCCATTGCCGGGCTTTCAATAATATTATACGGATCGGGACTCCCTTATGCCTCATTTCTTCCAGAACGGATAGCACGTAACGTTGGGCGTAATTAAGCTCGAAGGGGATCATTTCTCCCGCCTCTTTCGACTTGATCTTAAATAACGAGAAAAAGGCGAAGGACGGGTCTCTCGAGCAACGGGCCCAAAATAGCATGTTGGCCACGTCCTCCTCATTTATCCCATCTGAATCCGGGTACAGCTCGTTGAACCTTATCGTGTAGTCCTTTATGGAACCAGCTTTCAGAACATCTTGATACAGATCGTTCTTGAAAACCTCCTCGGTAAGCCACTGCACCCTTATGGGGTAATCATCTATGACAACCCTATGGCTATGCCCCTCCATTCCACGCCCCGTGAATTGGTCGTGCGTGCCGAATATATTTTTCAGCCTCTTGTTATTCTCGGCCAATATAGACTCAACCTCTTCCGTGAACGCTAATTTTCTGTATGACTCCATAGATGATATAGGCTATTAGGAATGACAGCAAGTGTATCCTCCAGTTGAATAAGGGGATAAACGCCATGACGATATTGCTCAATATTATTCTCCAAAGGCTTAGTTTATAGGCGTGATATCTGCGGGCGTAACATCCCATGATAAATCCGGACATGCCGCATGTAGGAACCGACAATGAGGCTAGTGGTACGAACGAGGCCAAGACGCAAGACACGTAACCGATCAGGCATGTTTTCACACGAGGCTTAAACTGGAATAAGGCGATAAGATTTAATGATAAATGAAAGATGTTTGCGTGGGTGAACGTGTAAAGGAAATGGTCGTATGGTATGGAATTGGTATCGAAATAGAAATGTTTACCTGCGAGTTGGAGTATGACGCTTGTCAAGGCGATTATTAATGAAGGAATCAGTCTTTTTAGCTTACCTTCCATTTTTCCTTTCCCGGTTGATGCGTTGTATTATCGCCAACGCCCGTGAATAGGATATGTAAAAACAGGGGGCCGTTTGATAGACCGCGAAAGAGGTGATGAAATAAACGGAGCTTCCCTTGAATTCTCTCTTTTTCTCCAGCTCTTTGTAAATCTCATAAATGTCATCGATCATCTTGTTCCTGATCGATCGACCCTTTTCCTTGGTCTTCCCTTTCCTGATCAGCAGGATCCCCCTATACGCTTGAAGGGTGGAGATCCAGAACCTAGAGGCATGGGAGGATATAGCCCTCATTACCGCCTCTCGGTGGGATTTCACTTCCCTCATCTTCAAAGCACGTCTATAAGCTTCGTAAAGCTCCATGTCCCGCTCTGGGATGAAATCTACGCCATTAACCATAAAGAACGCTTGTTTTGGTGAACATCACAAAGATAGAAAATAGATTCACATGTTTGATTATTCTTAGGGTTCATGGGTTAAATAAAATAATCAAAATAACAAAACGGATATACCTTATTATTTTCCTTTGCCTAAAACAAAATCGATTAAGGTATGGCAGATATATCTAACAAAGAGAGATTCAGACAAAGATACGCCAAACGGAATCCGGATCTTAACATGGATGACGAGGAGGCTTACTACGGCTCGGTCAACCAGTTCATGGACGAGTATGAGGGTTATGAGGGAAACTCTAAGAAAATGCGGGAGAACCTATCGAAGAGTCCAGCTTTCGCCGAGTTGATGGTAGCCGCTAGGGATCAGGATGATTTCGATCCCGTGGTGTGGATGGTACAGAATAAGGGGCTTGACTTAAAAGCCTTGGCCGATGATCCCGATTATTCGCAAAAGCTGGCAGACGCTCATAACGCTTACTTGGAGAAACTGACGAAACAGGACGAGATCGAGAAACAAATGTCGGAGAATATGCCGGCTAGCGTGGAAGGGATAAGGGCGAAAGCCTCGGAGATGGGCCTTTCCGATGATCAAGCGGAGGAGGTTATAGGCAAGATGTATCAAGTCATGGATGACTTGATCGTCGGTAAATTGGACCCGTCTATTTTCGAGATGATGGCCAAGGGAATGAATTATAACCAAGACGTGGAGGCCGCTCGGGAGGAAGGCGTTGCGGAAGGGATCAACAAGAAAGTTACCGACAAGTTAAAGGATCTTAGCGGTAAGCAGGAAAGGCCGAGAGGAAGACAAGGAGCACGGCAGGAGAAGCCGGTTACGCAAGACGTGAACAATCCTTTTTTATAATAAGAATAATAACAATTAATACTTTTGCGATGAATAAATTATTTAAAGACAAGATGTTTTGGGTCAAGGCTTTGTTCTTTGTCTTGGCGGTATTGACTGGTGGAGCGGCTATGGCCGTGGAGATCGGGGAGAATGGAAGTGATACGGATCCCAATGATGGTAAGCCGTTGGAGAATGCGACCCCGGACGCAGCAGGTAAGGGTATTGATCAGCAGGGGCAGGGGGCTACCGGATCTGCGGTCACCGACGCTGATCTGGCCGAGAACAAGGTAGAGGATTACGTCAGTAAATTTCAAGCGTACAAATATCCCATGCACACGGATTTCCTCAAGCTCGCCAAGCAAGTCCATGTCAACACGAAGGAACCGGAGCATTACAATATTGGCGAGGCTATAATGGATTGCGTTACCAAGGCGGCGGTGACCAACACGGAAAAGGACGCTGAGGTAAAACTAAGCTTGTATAAGAATGACGAGAAGTTATTTGCCGAGTGCAACACTGTCTTGGTAGACGGCGTAACCGGATATGATGAGAACGGAAATTCTGACGGTAGTCCGTTAGTCCTCTATGTCATATCCGCGGATAAGGCTAACGGTATTATGGTTTCCGCTCTTAATGGCCCGTTGGATGAAGGTGGGAACATGTATGTGCCGGATTTGAAAGCGGGTACCGGATTGCACATCATGGCACCGGCCATGAGTGAGAGTGAGGTGGAGATCGCCCCGGATTCCGCTTATCCCAAGAAAGAGATCGCCTACTTGCAGAAGAAGGTATGTCCAATCACGTGGACGGAATTCTTCGAGCGTATCAATAAGAAGGCTAAGTGGAACGTGCAAGACTTGAAGGATTGGACTTTGTCTAATTTCCGCAAGAAATGTACACGCACGATGTTGATCGGCGTAGGTACGAAGTTCGTGAAGTATGGCTCCAAGAAAACAGGTACCGAATACGTGTATGCCCAGAAAGGCGTGTTGAGACAATTACGGCTGGGTTACCAGATCGGTTCGACATTGGAGTTCGCCGACCTTATCGGTATCACGCGTATGCTTTTCGGAAAGTACTCGAACACGAACGAGATGGACGTGTATTGCGGTACCAAGTTCATCGAGAAGTTGCTGAACATCGACTTTACGAAACATAAGGATATCTCATTCGTCAAGAAACAGAATATCGGTATTGATATCTCCTCTTTCGAGACCACTTTCGGAAAGTTGAACTTCAAGGTCGAGCATGCCCTTGACGATCTTGGATATGAGGAATGCGCCGTCGCTTTCCCGATGTCCGAGGCCAAGCGTTATTACTACCAAAAAGGAAAAACTCTTACCGTGGATCATTCCAAGGGAGAAGGCGGTGAGGTACGGGAGGCCAAATCCCAATATTATATTCAGGATGACTGCTTGATGCTTACGGGTTATAACTCGATGCTGATCGGTCCGGACGTGACAGTGAGCGGATATAAGCTGTCTATGCTTGACACAGTAGTTTCCAGCGTGGCTTCCCTGAGTTCCGTATCTACACCGAAAAAGGACGATGTGGTTTACTTGACCGTAGCGGACGATACGCACGCCGTCGGATTGTATGTATATGACGGTACCGCATGGAAACCATACAAGGGAGAGATTAACGTGTAAACTGTAATATTGTCAAACAAGACCCACCGGAGCAAACGCACGGTGGGTCTAATAAAATCAATCGAATGATCACGAAAACATATGAGTTGGTAGGCAAGGATAATTGCATGCTCCGTACTATATACTGCGGCACAAGGGTCAGCATGGAGTTCAAGGGCGGTAATTTCATCAATGGCAAGAACGCCTTACTACGGACTAGCAACCCTTTCGTACAAGACGCTATCGAGAATGATTGCCGATTTGGTACGTCTATCCGGCTCGTCTCTACGTTAAAAGACGATGATGTGTCTGGTGTCTCGGTCATGAGGAACTCGAGAGGCAGGGAAAAACAAGTGAAAGAGGTCAAGACCGTAAAGAACGTGAATGATGCTATTGACTATTTCGCCAAGATGGGCTATAAAGTGGAGAACGATGATATGCTCGAGGAGTTAAAGGATAAATTAAGTGTCTCGTTCCCGAACATGAAATGATATGGATATTAGCGTGAGCGACATAGTGAGTGAGGTCAAGATCTGCATAGACGAGATCGGGCTTAATGACGCTGAGTTCCTAGGAACGCAGGATAACGAGGAAATGGACACGATTATCAAGTCCAAGATATCGGAGGCGTTGCGCTTCGTGAACGGTAATGCGGACTGGAGCCTGTTGGAACCGAACAAGATAATAACGGACGGAACCATAGAGGAAGATCTTGTCGCTCATGTAAGCTTGCCGGAGAACTACTCTCGGATTTGTTACGCTAGGCTATCATCATGGCCTTTATTTATTTCAGATCCTATCTATTGGAACGATAAGGAATACGCCACGTTGTCGGATCCATACGCAACGGGGACATGGGAAAGACCTAAACTGGCGTTGACCATGAGGCCGGGTAAGACATTGGAGCTATATAAGGCGAAGGATAAATCCGACACGTTCGAGATCGGGATCATAACGGACGAGGATATAACGGATAGCTTGGAGGTAAGCCCCAAGCTGAAAAAGGCGCTGATCTATTATATATCCGGTCTCACGTTGCTTACTTACAGGGATCAGCACGCAGACAGCATGTTTAATCAAGCGTTGGTTCTTATGGGTGTCAATCCATCCGGGGCCAACTCCAATCAATAACAAGATTATATAATCATGGTATACATATTCAAAGACAGATTGATTCGGGTTGAGTGGACTATCTATAAAGGGATAAGCCCGGTGAAAGAGGATTTCTCCCGATCTAATGTAAAGGTTTTTCTATTAGGCAACCGGGAGAAATATCTACTTCAAGCGAGAGCGGACAAAGGTACGCTTTATGTAGACATTCCTTCAGGGTTGGAAGAAGGAACTTACTCTATCGAGGCGATATGGGTCAAGAATATGGATCATGTCTTTGAAACACGAAGCGTATGCCGCTCCAAGAAAGAGGATCTTTTCTCTATTACCGAATTTGAGGACGAGGCTACGAATATCGGAGAAGGTGTCGTCGTGCTGAAAGTAAAGACCTCTACCGCCACTTATGGCTATGATGGTTTGTCCTCATACGAGCTGGCCGTATTACGTGGGGATTGGAACGGTACGGAAGGAGAGTGGCTGAAGCATGAGCGTTACGTAAGCGTACTCGATTCCCGTGGTGATAGCGAGGTTGATACCATGAGCCAAAAGGCCATTACCGATGAGTTGGAGGCACAAGACAATGCCATAGAGGATATTAGAGAAGATACGGAAAAACTTGATAATCGTGTAGAGAAAGCGGAGGAAAAGGTTAATAATATGGGGGATGTCGTTGATGAGATCAAGAGCCACGCCCCGGTATCAGCCCGTCCCGCCGGTTTCAAGCCGGACATCGACCTTACCCCGGAGATCACGGTAGACCGTGCTTGGAGAGACCATGAGGGTAACGTTATCCGTGATACGTATATCACCCGGAGGGGATTGAGGAACGAGATAATCGACATCACCAACCAACAGGTAACGGACTTGAAGCCCGGTTCCGTTGATCCGGACGATCTTTCCGAGGCTACCAAGCAATTGATCGGTAACAAGAGCATAACCAACCTTCCGGACGAGGAGGATATAACCGTTACGGATAACCAGACCTTAAAATTAAAAGACAAGGAATACGCCCCGAAGGATTACTCCGGCATGGGACGTGTGTACCTTCGGAAGCATTACGTGAACGGCGTGAACACGCTCACGCAGCACATGATGAGAAAGCCTAATACCATCTACATCATCCAGTACGACTACTGCTTAGCCGGGCAGACGATCGAAGTGCCGGAGAATTGCGTGCTGGATTTCCAAGGGGGGAGTTTGAGGAATGGCATTATAAACTGCCATAATACTATTATAAGGAATCAATTTAAAGGTTCGACTACATTAATCGGTAGTTATATTTTAGAGGATGCCTTACCTGATGAAGAAGATATAACAATTGAAGATCATTCATTAAAATTCAAGGATAGACAATACAACACGAATAACTATATAGGTAAAGGTTATAAGATATTGAGAAAGAATATTGTAAATGGAAAAAATGTTCTTACTCAAGAAATGGTTAATGAGGAAAATACGATTTATGATATCAGGTATGATTTTGATTTGGATTTTGATTGGGATAATTATGAGTCCGCTCATAATTATGCGGTGAAAATACCAAAAGGATGTATATTAAGATATTCCGGGGGATCAATATTTAACGGTCTGTTAAATTTTGCTGATGATACCTATATAGAAGGGCCTGAACGTGGGGATTGTATGAAATACGGTTCATATGGATATGTAGATAAGCCTAGGTATAGTGTTCAAAATGACCCTTCTGTAATAAATAGATTATCTGAGATATTTATATCTTATTACAAACAAAATGAGAATTTTCATTATGGGCATAAGAATACTTTATTGAGACCCGACTTTAAGATAGATGAACCTTGGTATATGAATTGCTCCAGTTTTTCTACTGCGATGATCCTTGGTATACCTTTTGAGAATTCTAAATATAACGGAAAAGACAATATACAAAATGGATTTGGATGGTATGACAAAGATTTTATCCAATGGGTTACAGGAAGTAATAATATTCATTTTTATAAGTATTCTCATAATTTGGCTAGATATTTAAATGATAGAGGATACACATTGCCAGAAAGCCAAAACAATATTGAAAATTTACAACCGGGTGATGTATTGTTTTATAATTTAGAAAATAAAGATCCATTTAACAACCCTTTCTATTATAAAGGAATAGACCATTCCGCAATTTTTGCATTCAGGGTAAATGATAACAGATTCGCCGTATGGGAAGTATGGGGAGAATCACAGGTATTTGGACTTGGATATTATGATAATAGTTATTTTGATGAACATATAAAATTGGTGGCGAGATTGCCTAAAGCATATAGTGATAATAAGCAACATGCCAACCTAGCAAGAAATCCCTATGATAGTATAACTAAAATTATAGAAGCAAATTCGTCTTTTCCGAATACCTTGATAAAAAATGTTGTTCTTTCAAGACCCATTCAAGCGTATAAGTATTATACGGTAATAGCTAAACTAAGGTTTTTAACAGACAGAAAGAATGCGTTTCCATATGTAAGATATTCAAAACGGACAAATTTTTCGTATTCTGGTATGATAGAAACTCCGAAAGATGACATCTACTATATACCTTTTTGTTTGACTAATGAAGAAATAAAAATTGAAAACACTCCTAGTCCTACAGAACAAATATTAGAAATAAATAGTATTAATCTTGAAATATATTGGAGGGGATCTCCAACAGAGGTAGAAGTTGAATTAGAGGAATGCTTTTTAGTAGAAGGGATAGTTTCTATGTATAATCCAGATTTTAAACGTCCTTCAATTTATCCTACAAGTATAAATTCTGAACAATGGAATGAGATATTTACAAGTATAGGTAGCGAATGGACAAGTGTTCCAGAAGGCTGGTTGATTTGTGGAAGATTTACGTTGGAAAATGAAAATGATATAATTGAAGATTTTATTACAATGAATACACTAAAACTTTCAAACGATATAAAATTTAATAATATTATATTTGGTAATACGATGAATTCAGAAGGTGGAGTAGGGACTATATTTCTAGATTTTAGAACTACGCCTTCGTCTCCTACTCTAAAAGTAAGAAATAAAAATGGGGGCGGGTTACATTACTTTAGCATTATAATACCTACTAATGTTATTAAAGAATATAACTAGTATAAAATTCGTTATAATTCACTTTAATATTATAATAATTAACGGGAATAAACATGAGACAATTCATATACACGATCATCAGAAAGATATTCAAGTTTGTATTTTCTGTTTACAAGCCGAAGGTAAGGACATTGTACAAAGGCCGTAAGAACATTGATCTTACGGAGAACGGCGATCTGCGCATAAGGGTAGGTAAGTCTTTCTATCTGGCCGGGAATATCTACAAATTAGATCAGTTGGATAATACGAGCGTATTCAAGCTGGCCCTTTACAAAAAGGAAGGCGAGGATTGGTCAAAGGCTAACGACCTTGATTTGATCTTGAGACTTAACGCCGGCTACAACATATTTTACGTATAACGAACTAAAGCACGATACATCATGGAAGAGCGAAAAGATATTTGCGAGGGTTACGAGAGGGATAGCGTACAGCAGCTAGACAAGCTGGCCAAGGATAAGAACGAGCGTTTTCCTATCTATCCGTTGACATACATTCAGGCCGTATATGACGCTAGGACGAAAGAGAGGCTTGATTCCATATTGTGGAAATGTAACAACGTGTATTTGCCTTGGATGGGATCGGCGGGGGATACCCGTATACAATTGCCTTTCTGGATGAGAAGGAAAGGTATCATAATCACTTACAAGAACCTTGACGAGGAGACGATAACGGAGAAACTCACCTATGATCTTTGTATCGCCGATGATTTCTTCCGTCTTGACTCCTCTTGGACTAGGATAACGGACGCCCTTCCGGTCGGGGGTAACATAACCATAGGCTCTAACGGAAATTGGTTTCAAGATGGCGTTGATACCGGCTTCAAGGCACAGGGGCCTAAAGGGGACAACGGGCTTACTCCCATGCTTCGCACGGTTAATAACAAGCTGCGATACTCGTATGATGGAGAGGTATGGAATGAGATCTCTGAGTATATCGCCGCTTGGTTCCGCTATCAAGACAATAAGATCCAGATATCAAGGGATCAGAAAACATGGTCAGACCTGTCAAAGCCGTTCACGCAAGACCTGTATATAAAAGGGTATGTCGCTACATCGTCAGCCCTTCCCTCTACGGGCGTGAAACAGGGTGATATCTACATGGTAGGCCCTACGTACGCAGCGGAGGACACGGAACATAAGAATCCTATATACCGGATGTACGTGTATAACGATTCAGGATGGGTAGATAACGGGGTTTTCCAAAGCATAGCCGCCGGGGTGGTGCAGACGATCGGGAATAGTGAGACGGAGGTCATGAGCCAAAAGGCTGTTTCATCCATCGTCGGCCTAGACACGTACCCTGTCTTCTCCGATACCAAGCCCTACGTAAAAGGCGAGATCGTTAATTACGGCGGCCTCTTGTACGAGTTCACGGCTGATCATGAGGCGGGGGCGTGGATTGGCACGGACGCAAGGGATACGAGCTTGAGGGGGGAGGTTAGAAATATTGATAATTCAATCATGGAGTACAATGTTTCAATGCATAATGACTGGTCAAAGTACACTCTTGTGGAAGCTATAGCTCTTGTTCCTAATAGGTTAAGAAGATTAGGGCAAAAAGTGAGTTTTATAAATTCTTTAACAGGATTAGCCGAAACTTGGATGTATATAGGGACAGATTCCAACGAATGGGGGATTACAAATTTTGTTGCATCTGACGCTGGATTCTATGGTCAAATATTTGATACTTTAGAATCTCCCTATAATATCGACAATATAAAATCTACAGGTTTTTATATTAAAAAAAATGGAAATCCTTATATACTAATTGTTAAAGCAGAAAAAGGTGCTGAGATATATCAAGTTAGATTTTATGTCCCTGATTTTACGGACAAAGTTGTCTTGGGAAAAAGAAAATATTCTACTTCTACTAATTCATGGACCTCTTGGGTAAATCAAGAAATTATTACACAAGATTTACTTGATGCACTATCATCAACAATTTATTCATTTGATGGTTTTATTGAAACTAATGATTCAGATGCAGACAATTTTATAGATAAAGTTACTACTACAGGAGTTTATAAGAGAGCAAAGAATGGGTATCCTATTATTTACTTTGTTAAAACTGTAAATGGAATTGTTTACCAGACTCAGTTATATTATAATGATAGTTTAACATTAGTATTTAAGGTAAGGCGACTTAATAGTGGTGTGTGGACTGAATGGAGTAATCAAACATTTGTTTTTGATATAGGCACTTTTAAGTTTAGTGAACTTGATAACTTAAATAGTTATGGAACTTATATATCAAGTGAAACTTATAATAATGGCATATTATATGTTATGAAATCCTTTCCATATCTCCTTGGTTATGATATGACCCAGATACTCTTCTTAAATGATGTGAATAGTGGGAGATTAAAGAAAGGAGTAAGACATCATGAAACTGGCGCTAATTGGATGGACTGGGGATGGGAGGAAGTAGATGATACTACTTTACAGAAGCAGATTGCTAAGACTGGAATATCATTTAATCTTACCAATTATAATCAATATCAAGGTTATATCTCTCAAAGAGATTTGACTGTAAATGCAAATGAAGGTTATAGGACTATATCTATACCATTAACAGATATACCAGAAGGTCAAAAGTACCTTACTATCCCTTGCCAAGGAGGTGCAATTCTTCTTGTTGGATATTGGAAAGGTGATTATAATGATTCCTCAAATTATCTTGGAAGAGATAGTATAACAGCTTTCTCACAAGCAGGGTCGCAAATGTATGAAAATGTCCCATTACATAACCTTATACCTGATGGTGCAACGCACATGACATTATGCTGGAATATAGTTGGTTATCCAAAACTTACTATATATAATCCTGATTTAAATCCTTCTTCTGGAGGTGGTAATGTAAGAGGTATTATACTCCCTTCTACTTATCTTGGACAGAGAGAGGTTGTTTATGGTGGAATGAATAATGCCTATCTATACAAGAGAGGTGCATTGCTAAATATAGCTGGGAACCATGATGATTTAATTATTGTAGCAGGTCAAAGCAATGCTGATGGTAGAGCTGATAAATCTGAGGCTCCACAATGGTTGATTGACATGAACTATAAGATAGAGAACTATATGATGTGGAATCCTATAGCAGAGCAATTCCAACCTTGGGAGTTAGGTGTCAATACAGGAAGTGAGGATAATGCAAGCAACCAATTTGGATTTGATATTTATTTCGCAAAAAAATATTTGGAGGCAAATCCAGCAAAGAAACTTTATGTAGTAAAGCAAAGTATTGGTGGATCTCCTATTTCCCCTTTAAGAGCAAGTGGAGAAACCAGAGCCTATTGTTGGACCCCTATGCCAGAACTTATCACAGATGGTGGCACAAGTATGTGTAACCTACTTATTGAGAAGATTAGAAAGGCTTATCTGTATGCTTCAAGTAATAATATAAACTTGGCTATTCAGGCCCTATTATGGCATCAAGGTGAAGCTGACATGACTGAAATTAGAGCATCTTACTTTGAGGATAATTTGAAAGGATTGCTTTCTTGGATGAGAGGTATTTGGGCAGCTCCTGCATTACCAATCATAAATGGTCAGATTTCATCATATTATGATACAGAATTTCAACCAACTTATAGCGCAAACAAAACTTTTGCAACCTTGAATGGCATTGACCCTTACTTCAAGACTGTAAATATGGAAGGTCAGGCTATGCAACCTGATAATGTTCACTTCGCTGCTGGAGGTTATGAGCATATGGGTTATGGAATGTGGAATTATTACTTGGAATTTAATCCTATATATAAACCAAATTCCTATTCGATGATTTTAAGTAATGTAGTCTATAAAGATTCTATTCCTACAGATTAATGGATTTATGTAATAATAGGCAAACCTTATGTACCGCTACCTCTCCTACATATCAGACCTCGCCAACTGGTTAAAGTCCATTGCCATAGCCGCCGTAGTCACGGCGATGGACTTCGTGTCACCGATCGAGAACTTCTTGGTGGTGATCCTGTCGCTG